TATTAGCCACTGCATTTGGATCTACTATAAACTTTTCGTATATATTTGCAAATTCAGTTTGTCCTGTAATAGCACTATCTGGATTTAAAAGTAATCCTCCAAGGTAAGCAATATACGGACTAACAACAGCATTTTCTAAATCCTTGTCTAATCTTCTTAAAGTTTTTCTTTTAATAAGATTACGGATAGCTGCAAAACCATTTGCTCGTTCTTCCTTACTCAATAATCTAGAATCTTTTAACTTTAAACCAACCTTATCTAAATGCTGAATTGAACCTGGTTTTTTAATTCTAGAGTTAACTAGTTCTTCACCAAGACGACTATGCCATAATTGATATGCTTTAGTTATATTCTGAACAGCGGATATTTCATTAGCATCTGTTACTGTTAATGGTAGTCCCTGTAGACTACGCATTACATTTACATTGATTCTCTCTCTAGTTTCAAGGCTTGTAAAGTTTCTAGCAACAATACTAGTATTATGTCTTAGATTACCCATATAACCATCTAACGCAAGTTTATTAGCCATAAACCCACCACTAGTTGAAGATGGTAAATAAGTACTTTGAGTTGTTACAGTCCAGTTATCAATAAGATCTGAAATCATAACAATTAAAGCTTCTGGACTATTGTATGTTAGGTTTGTTTGATTAAAACCTTGTAATAGGAAATTTTGAAATAGTCTAGTTACTTTATCTCCTTCATCTGGAATAATTCTAAGTAGACCAGCAATAGTATCTGCATTATCGACACGCTTACCTCTAGCCATAACCCAGTTATTTAAACCTTCAGCAAACATAGCACGAGTTGTTAAGTCAGGGCGTTGTCTTTGAATAATTCTACCATCTGATCGTTTAACTTGCTGTAGTGAAGTTTGAATTTCGCTTTCACGCATATCTAAAATAGAATTAGGATTAATCTTTGGATCTTTTAGTCTACTTGCAATTTCACTAAGTTCAGCATTTAGGGATGTTGTTGTAGCAGGATCTACTGTTTCTGTTGTTAAGATTCTTTCAATTTCAACTCTTCTTTGAGACAATCTTAAAACATTTGCTTTTTGCTCTGGCGTAAGTACTTCACCTGTAGTAGTAAAGTTAGAAAACGCATTAAAAGACATATCTGCATTTCCAACATCTATTCTACCAGTAGGTACGCTGGTAAATAGGAGATTCTGAATTACAGAGTTTGCAACACCGTAGACTTCATTGTAATATGGATCATTTTGTAGTTGTGTAAACTTACGATGTGCTCTATTGGCAATATACTTAATATTTTGGAAAGCTCTATTCCACCAGTTTCTAGCGTGATTTACAGCTTCATATTTAGATTCTAAATAAGTTAAAACATCAGATCTATAAATAGTTTCTTGTAGCAATACCATAGCACCATAGTGTGCTAGGAATTCTTCTACATTTTTAGTTGCATATTCCACATCTTTTTCAAGAAGATCGTATGGCTTGTTAAGATTCATGGCCAATAACATTTCTTTAATCATTGGCTTTGCTCTAGTTGTACTAAAAGCTCCCATCATTTTTTTAAAGTCATGGCTATTAATATCCATGTACTTGATGCGGGCAATGTGAACTAATTCTTCAGCAAACTTCATTAATAATTCATTTTCTGGAGTTACTTTCATTGCATTGATATTTAAACCAATAGAGTATTTATTATTTTTCTTTGCAGCAACAGCAAACTCATGTGGTCCAAGATCTTCTCTTGCTTCAAGATTTAAATCCTCTAAGATTCCTTTATTATGCATGGCAAGAGTACCAATCATAATTAGCTTCATATCCATTGTCTTTTGAGAAATCAAACCTTGTGTTACAAGACCCTGTAGTTGATTGACAATGTTTTCTCCTGTATTTCCAAATGCATCGATAAATTTATCTTTGTCGGAGAATTGTGTAATATCAGACTTAAAGTTTGTGTCTGGAATACTTAGATCTACTTTATTTGGGATTGTAGTAAAATCTAAATAAGCTTTTCTAATACCCCGTGTTGCTTTATTTAATTCCTGTGGATTTACTTTGTTTCCAGCAGCAATAACTAAACTCTCAATAAATTTAGTATTACTTGTTATATCATCTTTTAGATTGACAGTTCGATCAAAATGGGCTGAAGCCATATAGTAATATTGATTGCCTTCTTCTTTACTGATTCCAGTAACTCGTTGCATTACTTTGACAATTTCTTTAGCTTTATTCAATAAATCAAGAGTACCTTGTGGAGATAAACCAGGTTGTACAAACTGTACTAACATTGCTCTCTTATTTCCATCTGATGCATCTAAAGATCCTTCAGCTTTTAATAGTAAGGCAGCTAATTTTAATACTGGTTGTGAAGTTTTAAAGTATGGGGAATCTGGATCTAACTCAATATCTGGATTATTAGAAGAAAGTTGTGAGAACAGAAAATTATTTATTTCTTTGGATTCTTTTTCCATGCCTAAAGTATCAGCTAATTTAGCAACTTGGAGAATATCAGTAATATAAACCGAATCCTCTAGTGTTGTAAATACTTTTCTACCATTAATCATTAGTTTAAATGGAGAGGTAAAATAAGCTGGAATATCTACAGTAATTCTTGGTTTACCTGTATTATCTAGATTTCTGTAGTCTTGAATAACCAATGGATTAGTTGAATTCTTATCTGAATCCAGTTTATGAAGAATGGTCAAAGCTTCAAATGTTTCTTCTTCAAGTGCCGACATTCTTTCAAAAAGTTGTCTTTCTTCTTCTTTAACTAGTTTATCAAGATCGGTTTCAACAGTTCCGATATCTTTATTGGTTTGGAATGCTAGTTCTACATTTGTAAATAAATTATCATTAGCAAGGGAGTTTAACATCTGAACTACCATATCTTCTGTAAAAGCCCAAAGAGTATTTGGATTATCTACAGCTGTGCTGGTAATAGTAAATCCTTCTGCTCTAGCTTGAGTAGCAATTGGACCAGTCAAGGATGTTGCTGTTTCTCGTAATGCTGGTTTATTTTGGTTTTCCAGCATATGTAATTCTCTGTCTGTTACAACAAAACTAAACTTAGAGTTTAATTCGATTGCAAGTTGTCTAGTCTTTTTAAAAGCTTCCGCAGCAATCTTAGTTTGTAAATCTTCATCCAATGGAAGACCTTCTAAAAGTACAAAGCCAGCAGAGTCAACATAGTTTTTTGCTTTTAATTCTTCATATAATTTAGGATGATGTAATAATAAATACTCAGTAGCGGTATCTCTAAATACTTCGGATGCCATAATCCACTTATAGATTTGTCTAATTTCTAGACCAAAGATATTAATTGGCTGGGATCTTGTTGGATTTTTAATTAAACCTGGTTTTCCACGAACAACTAAACCAGGATCCATAACAAGACCAAATTTAATTGGAGCCAATCGATCTAGTCGTTTACCTAAATAATTTAGTACATTAAACCAACTAAACCCTTCTCCATGTTTAATGTGCAGAGCAGTAATGTCACTAAGAGAAATTCCTAAATCTTCGGGATTAGTCATTAAATCAATTGTACTATAGTTTTTGCCTTTTAGGAATATTTTTGTTCTTGTTCCTAGTGTTTTAAAGAAGCCATCAAAGAATTCTGCTTTAGCTTGTGCAGCTAAATCAAAACTATTAGGACTTCCATTTTCAAATACCCTGAGAGCGGGTAGATAAGCTTTGGATCTAAGTTGTTGCAATAAATGTAATCTTGTCCAATCTTTATTTTCAAGCAATTCATCCCAACCAAATACTTTAGCAAAACTTGTAACTTGATTCTTAATTCTAATAGCTCGTTGGGCAGCTGGATCAAGTGGTCCTGTAATTAAAGAACTAAGTGTATCGCTTGTTTGTTGTGGAATAAAAGGAAGATTTTCTTTCTTAAATAAAGGTACATGTCCTCGGTGTTCTAAAGGAATAACTTCATTTGGATTTTTTGCTTCTTCTGTCTTTATCTTTTCAATCTCTTGAATTAGTTGAGATTGACGAAGATCTTCTGATTTAATTAGGTGTTGCATTTCCATTAATGCAAAATTACTACGTTGAGAGAAATCAATATCAGCCATTGTAGGACGGTAACTACCTAAACCCTCAACGGCTGAGTCCATAGCAATAAGGTTATCTTTAGTTCCAATATCCGATGCCAAGGTTCTTAGTCTAAATCTTTGACTTGGAGTACCAGCATATTTTTCAATTTTTGATTTAAGATCTCCTGCTGTAAAATCACCAATTTTAGCATTTGGATCTCGGGTTGCTTCAATCATTACATAATTAGCAAATGCTTGTGCCTCAAGTTCTTTAACCGATCTTCTTTCATTTTCTGTCCAATATGCTTCTCTACTTTCAGAAGTTCTATCGTAAGTTGGTGGTAGATAGTATGGTGCTAAATCCATTAAAACTTGTTGAGCAAAAGCCTTTTCCCAGTATTCTGGAGTAGTATCAAGCTCAGAGATATCCCAAATACCAAGGACGTTAGCTTCTTTACCAGTCTCTACTCTGACTTGGGCTAACTTAGAGCTTTCTGGTCCATTACCCCAGTTACCAAACATATGGTTTCGTCCTGAAGCAATTTCTAATCCATAAGTATGGAAGATAGTTCTATTTAAATATCCCTCATAATCCTTTGGATCAATATGAACACCCGTCACTAATCGCTGTAGTTCTAGATTATCATCTAGTAGTTTAAATGGAGTAGCAGCTCTTCTATTTAAAGCCCATAAAACTAAATGCTTTTCATATCCATTACTACGACCTTTTTTAAGTTTAAATGTATCTGTTTTTCTATCAATATCTACAGTTAACGAACCAGCAAGAACTTGGTTTACTTCGTTTTGTAGATCTGCTCTTTCTTCGATAGACATAGTACTAATGTCTTTTTTAGTGAATAACATAGCAGCATTGTTTAATTTTTCTTCATATGCTGCTGTTAGTTGTTTCTTAACTTCTTCGATCTTTTCATCTCTATTTGCCATTCTAGGAACAATTTGCTGAGCTAAGATTCCAATGTACTTATTGAAATAAGCTTTCATTTGGTCTAGTCGTTTAGTATAATCTAATTCACCAAAGAAATTTTCATTTAATGCATAAGCCATACTATCTTTTGTAATCTTTGGTTGTAGCTCTTCTAAGAAAACTTTCTTAACGGTTTGTACATCTTCTTGTGTTAAACCTAAAGCATTATCAATTAGTGTTAGATGGCTATTCATTAGTTGTCTTAGTAATACTTTAGTAACAATTTTAATTTCTTGTGTAGAGTATCCAAGATCTTTATCTTTATTTTTGTTTTGCAACCCCTCAAAGATACCTTTAAATCCTGCTGAATAGAATCTTGGAGTAATAGCACCCTTTAAGAATTCTTTGGCATCTTCTCTATTAGCTTGTAACTTTTCAACAATCTTTTCCAAACTTTCAATCTCAAGATCTGAAAGTCTATACTTATCCTTATAAGCTTCTCTATTACGACTGAGTAGAATAAGGTCTTCAGCCATAGCATCAATAGCAGCATACCGTGGATCGTTTAATCCAGAAGCTGGGACAACCATTTGTTCCTCTAGAATTGGATTTAAACCTAATGCTTTAAGGATTGGATTAATAGCAGCAAAAGAAGAATCTCTATAGAAATTCATCGCAGCTAGTGTAATATGTAAACCAGAGTATTTATAGTCTGATTTATTGGTTGTATTTATTAATTCTTTAGGATCTTTAACACTCTTTAGGAGACTCATTCCAGCTTTAAGAGAACGCATTAATTCGGCTTCTCCAGCCTCATCACCAAAGTCAAACACAGACATCCAAGCAACTTGATCAATGGCTCCTGCTAACACAGAAGCGGCTGTAGGAGCCCCTGCGCTAAGGTAATTATCCTTATAGTATACTGGTAGTTCATCCTTTAGGAAGCGACCTCCAGCATTTAAACCCCAATATACACAGTCATGGTTAAAACAAGAAAGTAATCTAGGAATATCATACATAAATTCCATAGCTGTTATTCTTCGTTCTTCAAGAGTCATTAAATTAGAATAAGGTGTTCTATCTCTAATCTGCGGGAAGATTGTATTAACTTGTGCGTTAACAAAGTAAGAGATTGGTACTGTAGGATCTTGATCTGGATCATAAAACTTTAAAAACTCATTAAACTTATCCATAGGAATATCGTTATTCAGGATAAACTTAACTCTATTAAGTAATCTCCAGTTATCGTAAGACTTTTCTTCTTCAATGATACCAAAAGGAGATCCAAAATGTACTTTACTTTTATCTGGTACAATGAAGTTTTTAGATCTTCCATTGTAAACCGCACTAGTTCCTTGTAATAACAGGGTACTAACAACATTTTCACCTGAAATTAGTACATTATCGATTTGAATTAATCCAGGCTTTTGATCCATTAGTACTTGAGCTAAAGAAATTCCAACGTCATAAGCTGGTTTCCAATCTAAATTTCCATTTCCAAAGTCAGAAATACGATTAAACTCTGGTAAATACTTAGATAAAATAGTTGGAAGTACATCTTTAAAGTATTCAATATCTTCTTCATTAGGTAATTTAGCTCTTACTTTAAATTTTGAAATAAGACGCGCACCAAATTCTTTTCTATTGATATACTCATTATTATTTACAAACTCAGCTAAATAACTAAATACACTATTTTCATAATCCAATTCTGAAGAATTAAGAGAATATAGTTTATTTTCTTGTAAAGATGCTCTATTAGTTTCTTTATCTATTGTAAAAACAGTAGTATCGAGTTGACCAGCATTACCATTAATTCGATCCACATAACCAAACTTATCAAATTTAGTTTTTAATAATCCCTTTAAAACCGCTCTATTTTCTTTAGATATTTTGATAACCAAATCATTAGTTAGATTTGCATCTGCTTTGTCTTTTTTTAATCCCTCTAGCAATAAATTTAATTTTGGTTTATTCTCTGGATCTAAAGCCCAAGCCTGAATCATCCAATTATCTAGAATATCAAGAACTTTATTTAAATCATATTCCAACTCATATGTAAAGTTAATTGCTTTGCCAGTAGATTCAAGTTTTGGATCTAACTTTAATAGATCATCTACAATATGAGAAAAGGTAAGTTGACCATCTGAAGTTGGAGATAAAGCTAAGAAAAGATTACTTCGTGGTTTAAAAGTAGTAATGTTATATGCTAGTTTAGTTTTATTTGTTTCTCGATTTCGCCATTCAACTTTAACATCAGTAGAATCTTGAGAAGCAAATAACCTTGCTAAATCCAATGTTAACATAGTATCGTTTTGAGCATAAGCATCAAACTTTGTCCAGTCTCCAGTTTCTTGACCTTCATTCCAATATTTTTGGATGTCTGTTCCACCTTTTAGTTCTTCTTCAACCTCAGTGTGCATAACTCCAGTATCGTCAGTATAAGCTGGTCTAGAAATATATTGAACAGTTCCGTTTCTAAAAATTACCTTTCCATCATAAGCAACTTGTGCAGAAGTAGGAAGATTAAGTTCGGCTAGTAATTTAAGTTGAGCACCAGCAGGAGCTTTTTTATAATACTCTCCTGAATCTTTTCGCTTATTATCAAAACCAAGATTTCTTTGTAAGTCAATACTCCGTAAGGAAACTCGCATAAGAAGATTTGTATCAACACCAAACTTATGTAAATTTCTAAAATCAAAAGAATTGCCGTTATGGGTAATAACTTTAAATCCTTTATTCTGTAGTGTTTCTAGATTAGTTAAGATAGATGTAATATCTTCTTTTGTTAATGCTTCTCTAAAATTAGTTGGAGTAGTTAAAGCATTTACAAGATTGCCGCCAGATCGAACATAAACATTTTTAACTCGTTTACCGTTTTCATAGGTTTCTACTTGAATTGATCTAATCTCACGAACATCGATATCGTCTGTTTCAATATCAAACGCTACTAATTGTTCAAAGTTATTACTCCAATTTGGATCTTTAAATTCAGGTAGGTTATTTACATCGGATACTCCAACTGAAGATAATAAACTTTTAATTCCAATTAATTCATCAAAGTTTCCAGTCTGTAAGTTTCTTCGTTTTGCTTTTTGCTTTAAAGCAGGAGTAAATGCTGTAGGTGCGATATCAAATAGTTTTTGATGCAGTGCCATTCTTAACAAGGATTCTGGAATTGTTCCAGTAAAACCTTCAGCTGATTTGAGACTTAATAGTGTATTTCTAGTTGATTCAATCCACTTAGCTAGTTGTGCACCTGTTTCTGCTCTATTCTCAATAGGAATTGTTCCTAATGTTTGAATAGTCAATGCTTGTTCTGGTAACATGTCAGGAGTTACAACCATATCAAAAAGATTTGGATTACTTAGGTCAATAATCATTACATTATTAGCAATTGCTTTCATGTAATTTAAATTTTCTTCGTTTAGAACAGAAATATCTGAAGAATAGTAACCATTATTAATGCTATTAATCATTCTTCCACGCCATGATTTAAGTATTTTAATCATTTCGGCTGGTTTTAATGGAGACATATCGATATCGGTTTCATCGGTTTTAGACTCTAAACGGGGACGGTCATTATGTAAATAGTGTTGGACTGCACTTGGACCTACTAACATAACAGCAAAATTAATATCAATTAATGGTTGTACGGGAGTACCTGGTGGATACAGTTTGGCTTTTTCTTCAAGATAGACATTAACAAAATTTAATCTTTGTTTGTATCCAGTTCTAATTTCTCGCAGTGCTTTACTTTCCTTAGCTAGTTTAATCTTAAGATTATTAGAAATATTTCTAGAAGAACTAATAAATTCTTTTAAGCCAGATTTATTTAGTTTTTCTTTTGTTGCTTTTTCTTCTTTAGTAAGTCGATCTAAGAATTTCTTTAGAGTTGGACTTAAATCTTTAAGTTTACCATCCTTACCTAATACATCTTTTTCTACATATTGCTGAATCAGTTTAGATAAATCACTTTCGGCCGTCTTGACATCATTTTGAGCTGTTTTTAATTCAGCCTTAATTTTATTGATATCTTCTTTAAGTTTGTTTCTCTTTTCTTTTGAATATTTACCAAGAGTTTTAGTAATATCCTTAGGATACTTACTAAGTTCTTCCTTTAAAGTATTTAACCTTGCTTTTAGTTCGGCAACAATATTCTTTTTTTCTTGGACTTTATTTCTAGATTCTGTTATCTTTTGTGCTGCTTCTGTTTCTACTGTAGTTAAAGAACCTTCTGCAATAGCCGAAGCCATTTGCGCCATTTTTCTTAGATTCTGAATCTTAGTAATCATTGTATCTTTAGCTGATTTAGTCTTTTTATTAGCTTCAGTATATTTTTGAATGCGTGCTTTTTCTTTAACTAAGTCTTGTTCTAATTCCTGGGCAAATGCTTCATTTCCAAGTGCTCTTTGAGTTTTGATTTCACCTTCAATGGCGGAAATATAGTCATTTGATTGTGTTATTAGTGCACCACTACCAATATTTAATTTCTTTAGATATTCATATAGTCTTTCTTTTTCTTCTACACTAAGCAGTTTTTCGACTATAACATCAAAAGATTCGGTAAACTTATCAATAGATCCAACAGTGCTTTCAATTCTACTATTAAGTTTATTAAAGATTGTTCTTAAATCGCCTCGTTCGGTATCAGAAAGAATTGGTTTTTCTTTAACAGTCTCATCTAATAGAGTTTCTAAAGTTGAACTTTTATCTGAGTTCTTTAGTTTAAAAAGTTCAATAAATGTATTTACTTTATCTAAAGAATAACCTTCAGCAAGTAATGATTCTCTTAAAGCATTGATGGTATTGATATCACAAGACATTCGATTCTCCTATTAGCACTTAGGTGCATTCTTTAACTTATGTACTAGTTCTGGATCTAAACCAGCTAACATTGATTCTAGTTTTAATTTATCGGCATCTAATACCGTGGTTGTTGGCTCTGTAACTGTACTAGTTACAGGAGCAGTTTCAGTGGCAGGAGCTGTAGGAGTAGTTTCTGAGACTACTGGAATTGTTTCTGGAGTTATAGTGGTAGTTTCGGTAGGTGGAACAACAACATTATCCATCATTGACCACGGCTTTTGTGGTAGAGTTTCTTCTTCTGTTGGTTTATCTAGAAGATCTGGAATACCAGTAATAACTTGTTCTTGTTTGTTAAAAGTATTTCTAGTTTCTTGTCTAGACTTTGCAATCTTTTTGGCAATATCTGGATCAACTTGTATATCTACTGTTGCTACATCTTCTGTTTGAGGATTTAGATCTAATTGTCTAATAACTTCAAACGCACTGTTTATTTCGTCCATAATTTTTGTAAAGTCTGTTTCACCCTCTGATTCAATGATTTCTAAAACTTTATCGTTTAACGCTTCTTCCTCTTCTTCAGATAACTCTTTTTTATTAAACTGAGGATTATCTTTTCTTACTTTTTCAACTAAACGAGTTCTTCCAATAAAACTCAACATTTCAGTAACATTAGTTGCAACTGTTTCCGATGTAGACTGAGAGTCAACAATTAAAGCAATCATCATTAATTCAGCACCATTCCTGGTAAAAACAAGATTACCATTTTGAATAGAAAATACTTGTTCCATTGCTGGTGTATATGGAATTCTAGTTACATTTGATAAATCTGGTCCAGTGCTAAATACTAAGAATTTATTTGGTGTTTTTTCTTCAAATCCAATATATGCTCTACCCGCTTCATCTGCACCTGGAACATTTTCTGTTTCAATTCTAACTGTACCTTTACCACTTGGTCCACTTAGATCTTCTCTTATCTTTGCTAGTTTAACAGCTAACTCACTTAGTAATAATCTACCTGAAGAATCTTTGGCAAGTTGGTGATCTTCTCCAATCATTGACATTAAACGGCCAATTAGTATTTGATTTTTCTCTTCTTCAACTCTACCAAATGTTTTTCCAGTAGCTTCATTTAAAGCGGCTTCTGTTGCTAATCCTGCGGTAATAATTCCAATACGAACTTGTTGATCTTCTGGAGATAGGTTATTGAAATTGCCCATAAACTCATCTAGATATAAACTAAATTCTCTTACACGGGCTGAATCTAAATTAAAACTATATGTAAATAAACCTTCTGCAACCGTAGATCCTACTTTTCCTGCAAAGGATGTAGTTAGATTAACTGGAATAGTAACAACTTGTAAAGCACCTCCAAGAATAGGTTCCATTGCTGCACCCATTACAGCAGCATCCCAAACCTGACCATAGTTATATTGAAGTCTAGTTCCAATATTTTTTTCATAAACTTGATTTACTACATCGGTTACACCTTCTTCAACAAAACCTTCAATAGATTGTCCAGCAATCCAAGCACCAAAAGATCCAACAGTTGTTTTACCAAAGTTTAAACCTTTTGGAGCAAAGGTATGCATTAAGGTAGATGGAATATTAGCAGGTAGCCAATCTCGTATTCCTTTGACTGTTTTACCCGCTTTAGCTAGGTTTACAGCCATTTGGGAAGCAGCCACAGCTCCTTCTACTCGACTTGCTGCAGTCAATCCATTGACCGCTGTAGCAACCCCTGCTACAGCGGTTCCTAAGCCAGCTGTAGCTACGGTTAGTGCAACTTGACCCACAAAGTCACCAGATGTTAAAGAGTGATATGCTTGGTTATAGCCAAACAATGCCCAGTTTACTGGGGCATAGTGGTATCGTTCAGCAGACTGTAACGATCTAGAAATAGCATTTGACTGTACTGTCGAGTTTAATAACCACCTAAAATGAAAAGCATTATCAGCTTGGGATAAATCATTAAAATTAACCCCTTCTGATTCTAAAAATGCTGCAAACTCAGGATCGTTATTTTTAATTTCTTCAACAATAGCTGCCCCATTAAAAGATGGATCTTTCCTTTTTAGATACATTTCTTCTGGTGTGCTTCCAGAGATCATCATAAATAAAGGATCAACTACAGGTACAGCTTTAGCAAGACTTTCAAAAGAATCAATATTAGTAAGTCTTTCCCAATTGTTATCTATCTGTAATTGACGCTTATATTCATCTCTATCGGGTCCTATTAATTCAAGTTTTCTTTGTATACTTGGCCATGCTTTAGACTTAGACAATAAAGCATTTGATCCCATCATTTGAGTTTTGTTTCTTAAAGCAGTTTCAGAACTTGATATTAATTCAAAGTTTCCTCCGAACATATTACCAGCATCACTAGCTGCAAAGTGACCCATAAACCCAGATTTCATTTGATCATCTCGTCCAAAATAAATCTTTCCTCTAGATTCAAATCCAGCCTCTTTAGCATAAGCATCCATTTCTTCGTCAATATTATCTGGTTTGAACTGATCTCTAAAAGCATTTGCTTTGTTTTCTTGGTCAATAAGGTTTAAACTTACTTCTTGTTCTCTAGTAAAATTAAAACTATTTCTTAGAGTATTATCCAAAAGACCGCTAAACTGTTTAAAGTCTTGTTCTCTATCTTGAGCGTAGTTTTTTAATTGTGCTTCCGCTAGTAAAGAATTTGATTGTGATTTTAAGTCTGGTTTACTTGGTAATACAAGATCTCTTAATTGAACTTGAGGCATTATTGATTTACTCCTCGGGTTGTTTGTTCTTCTACCTCTGTATATCCTATTAACCATTCCATAAATTCTCTTGGAGAATTGAAAAGTGGTCTAGCTGGTGGTTTTTTTGCTCTTTCTTCGGCTTCTTTAATTCGTTTCTTTTGATTTTCTTGTCTATAGTAGTATTTCTTTGCGTCTTTCATTAACTTATTAACCTGTGTTTCCCAGGTTTCTTCTGGAGCGTATCTAAATCCGTTATTAATAAATGATTTAACAGCAGTTCCAAAAGATTTAATATCTTCAATTATTTGGGGAGATTTAGGTCCTTTACTTTCCATGTACTTTGTAAATGGCATTTCAACCATAAATTGATACGGATTTTCAGATTTAGCAACTTCTTGCCAATAGTCAGACATCCATTGATCAATCTTAAGTTTAACTGCTTTATCTGGTTGATTTGCGTTTGGTCCTGAAGTTACAACATATACTGGCGCATCATTGCCTAATTTGTATGCAACCCTCTTCTTTGCTCTTTCTGTTTCTAGTTTTTTTCTGTTTAATTCAAATGTTTCTTTGTTATTTTTTGCATCGTTTGCATTTGAGAATTGGGTTTTAGGACTTAGTGGTGGATTTGAGTTTACTAAATAACTCTTAGCTCCAATATGGTAACGCATATCTCCCTTATGGTCTACAGAGATTTCTACATTATTGTCTGTTAAATCTACTTTATGTAGAGCCCCAATAACTGAAAATAAAGGTGGCCTCATTAAGTAACCCTGATCTGCACCATACATAGGCATACCAGAACTACCAATAGTAGTTGCTGGGGTTCTAAACTTACTTGGATCTATAGTAAGTTTACTGACTGCCATACGATAATTTGCCGCATCTACTGGAGTTTGTCCGATTAACTTAGCCCACCATTCGTAATACGCATAACCCTGTTCATCTGGATCCATTGCTGCAGATAACTGTGTTGTAATTACAAATTGATCTTCTGAAGTAACTTCACCAATACGAACAGTTTGGTTAGTTATAATTGGATTTCCATTATTATCTGTACCTGTTTGAATTGGCTTTGTTTCAAATACTCCAGGACTTACCCAGTCAGTTGTTACTGATTCGGTATTTACTTTATATTGATATAAACCAATACCCTGAGCTTGGTTAAATAAATCTCTTCGTGAAACAATCCGTCCATCGTATACAATATTAGTTTGTTGTGATGTATCTTGTGCTGTATTTTCAAAAGTTCTATTAAGGTATCGTCTTGGAGTTACCCCGCCAACTGGATTTACTCTTGGTTTAATTAAATCTTCCATTAAATATCCAGCTGTTCCAACAAACATATCTAAGTTATATACATCCTTAACACCTGGATTTGAACTACTTCGTAACCACCCAGTAAATAACATTTCAGTACTTGGGCCGTCTACTTTATGTAAATCTGCAAGGTAAACTCCAATTTGTTCTTCAGGAGATAAACTATTCCATCTCTTCTTAATAAAGCCATTATCAGAGGGAACTTGAACGAGTATTGAAGAATCTTCTCCTACTCTTGGATAGACATTACCAGTAATATTCCACATAGCATTACCAAATGCAGATACTTTTTCGGTATCTGTGGTTGCTCCAGGAAAGTTAAAACGTCTAATTAATTCTACTAAAGCACCCTCATCTCTATATGAATTAGGACCAGCCATGGTAAAAGCTGCAAAAACATTACTTACTTCGTCTTTAATTGATTGTGGTTTATTAAATGAACCTGAAATTAAAGGATTCATAGAACCTTCGCCACGAGTTGCAATTGGAGATGCAAACACATCCATGGCTACTCTCCATGAGTCCATTGTCCGTTTCATGGGGTGGTTATTATATCTATTTTTTTCTTCTTCTGACAATAGTCTTAATGCACCTGTTGATGTTTGTTTATAACCAAATCTAATATTTGGATCTCCAGAATCACCTGGAGTTGTATCAAGTAAACCACCAGACAAAGAGTGTGCTGTTTTTAAAAGGGCAACCATAGATTTGAGTTGATCAGAATCTTGTCCTGTAAATGCCTGTGCCGAAATAAAAGTTGGATCACCCTGAGATAAACCAGCAAATGTGTGGGTTAGTGCATAAATTCGTTGTGGATCTTCAGTTAAAACTTTAGCAAAACCACTAGAAGCAACTTCTCTTAATAAGGTTAATGTCTGAGTTTTAAAATTAGTAGCTTCTGTATTAGTTGGTTCAAGTTTAGCCATCTCCATAGCAATAAATTCTAATCGTAATACGGCTTCAATACCCTTAGGAGTTAAAGAGCCAGTAGAATCAACTTCTAATTTTTTTAACATTTCTTGAGGACTAACTGCTACAGGAATTAAAGTATTATCTTTATCTGTAAATAATCTAAGAGAAGTTGGAATTCTTGGATTTGTAGAGCCTGCTTCTCTTTCAATTCTACCTCTTTCACTGATAAAAGCATTAAATCTAATTTCCATATCACCAAGAATATTATCGACTTTAGCTAAAGATGCTTGGGTTTCTTGATCTAGGCTTGCTCGTTGTTTTGGATCTAAAAGAATTGATCTACTTGCTAGAGCAGTACCCATAAAAGATGGATCCATAATCAGTTTAGCTTTAATTTCTGAATCACTAAGTTTTAGTGTTGGATTGGTTGTGCCTGTTCCAGTACCTGTTGTTTGTCTAGTTAATGCTGTTAATGCACTTGTTTCTAGGTCAACATATTTAGTTCTAAAGTTATCTAGTTTAGCAAAGCTATTTGCTGTATACCCTCTTTGAATTAGTGTAGTTTTTTCTTTATCTGGTAATCCCTTAAACCAAGTTTCAGTTAGGGATTCAGTAGATAATGCTACTCCTCCCTGTTGATTTGTTATATACGATAATTGTTGTAAAGATTCAACACTAATCCCGAGTGTTTGTGCTGCATTGTTTCTGTATGCTTCAATTGTTTTTTGAACTTGTTCTTCTGATTGCAGTGTAAATAAGTTTTTAGTTTGTGATGCACTTTCTCCAAGTGAATTTAAACTAAGAGAAACAGAGGTTCCACCAAGTTTTTCATCTGATACAACTGCAAAACTACCTTTAGCTATAAAGTTATCCAGTTGATCTGGCATAATTCCAGTTATAGTTTTAAAATTGGATTTAGTAGACTCATACCAAGTTTTAAATGTAGTTGAAACTTGTTCAACTTGTTTGTCTAAAGGTAGGGCTCTAAAGTCAATTGCTTCTTGTGAGTTGCCAGTACTAAGTGTTTTCCAGATAAAGGGAATTAAATTATCTACTTGACTTCTTCTTTCTAATTGAGTCAAATTACCCACATTTTGAGTAAAGGTTTCTAAGAATGCATTTGTATTTCTAGTTAATTGATAATCATTTTCGTTAGAACCCAGGTTTAATGCAGACTGTGTTTTTATCCTGCTAATATTTTCTGATTGAATTAAACTAAATATTTCTTTAGTTTTACTTTGAGCAATCTGATCTAACTCATAAGCCACCATTTGAGCTGCGTCTGGTGGTAGTTTTTGAATCTCTGGTTGTAAGGCTTCTGCAAGATGATTATATACATAACCATTCATTGTAGCAAAATCTGAAGTATTATCAATAGATGCTTTTAGTTCAAAGAATCTAGCATACATCTGCTCAAACTTAAGATTTTCTTCCATGTTAGCAGAGTTATAATAAGCATTTAAAGCTTCTTTAGATGGGATCTGATAACCTACTTCAATAGATCCTCTAAAGTCAATTACAGCCTGCTCTGCATTTTTTATAGCAATAGCAGAATTAACTTTAGTTGTTACTTCTGTAAACCAATCATTATACTTAGCTGATGGAAATTTAGTTTCATACTGGGTATTGAATTCTTGTATTAGTTCATTTGTTTCAGTTCTTCCAGAATTTTCTGGTTGTCGTTTCCAGCTATTGTATTCTGTTTCATACCTAGATGATTCATATTTATTTCTTGCTTCTGTAGAGGTCCAGTTTTTATCAACCTCTAAAGCCATTTGTCTACGCCAAGTATCTCCTAGGACTGGAGTCCAAATATCTTTAATATATTTATCAAACTCTTCTTGTTTTTTATCTGGAGTTAAATCACTTCTTGTGTTTAGCTCTCCAAAGTATACTTCAGCATCCTTAATCTTAGCTTTATCAATACTAGAAGATACGTCTGCAAAGATGTTAATTGCCTTTGCTCCACCAGAAGCAATATCGGCTAATGCCTGAAACATAGCTGCATCGCCAGTAGGTCCAACTTGCTGGGCTACTTGTCCTAGTTGAACCTGACCTCCACTAAACTGACTGGTTTTGTAGTTTGGTTGGGTAATGTTTGTATTACTATCTGGCTGAATAGGTCCAATTTTTAATAGATTTTCTGTATTAATACGCGACATATTTAAATTGGCCTTTCTAGTAAGTATGGAATATTACTTTGTTGTGGTATAGTACTAATAGTATCTGGTGTTTCCCATGACCAACTACCGTATGGATCTTCTAAACCCTCAGTTCCAGCATTTGATAAACCAGTAGAAGCTGTAGAACTTTTCATAAAATCAGTTGCACCAGCCGCTATACCAGCTCCAATTTGAAGCATTCCAGAAATCATTCCACCAGTTTCTGCAGCAGAAGCATCTCCAAAAATAGGAGCAGCATCTGGAAGTTGAATATTAGGCATAAAGATATTTTGAGTTTGTTGGCTTAACATACCTTGAGTTTGTTTATTAATATTCTGTAGGTCAATTGCTGCATTTCTTTTAATCATAGCAGCATTTTTAATTGCATCTAGAGATTGTGCTGTAGCCATTGCCGCATATGCATTACTACTTGCAGATACTCCTTTAGTTAATATAGCATTTAAAAGAGATGATTTTTGACTTTGTAATTGAGTTGCCAATTCTTTTTGCTGGAATCCTGTTTTAAAATTGAGGGCTTGTTTTGCATCCCAATCACTCTGCCAAGCAGCTTTTGCAATAGCACTGTTTCTTTTTAATTGTTGTGTGGCTTGATACGCAGCTTGAAATTGTTCTCTGGAATTATTAAATGTTTTTTGAGTATTTGCTTGAATCCATCTTTGGTAAGCTTGTTGATTTGCTTGTTCCATGGCAGCACTTTGTGCCTTGCCTCCAAAAATAGAACTTACTCCACCAGCAATTGCAGATCCAATCGCCATCATTGTCATTGGTTCCATGTATTATCTCCTACCAGCCCCACTGGTTTTTAGTTGATTTAGGTTTTTGATTTGTTGCAACAACTCGTGTAGCACCACTGGTTGGAACATAATCACTTGCTCTAAAGTTAGTAGCCCAATCTTTAACTCTTTTTTCCCATTCTTTTTTCTTAAGTTCTTCAGATATTTTTTCAGTATCTGTAGACATATGGGATTTATAGAATTCGACGGCTGCTGCAAGCACATCCACCCTATCGTCATGCTTTAGTGCCCCTCGGCCTCTATGTAGTCTTGTTAATTGAATTTGATTATTCTGATCCTTAATAGCCTTTCTAGATATAACTAATCTGTGCATTGCCATTACAGGTTCTAGTGTTTCAATAATTCTTATTTCTTTTTGTCCTTTTACTCTGTATTCTTCTATACCCACTTGGTTACAGTGTTTCATTAGATATGAAGTTAATACCTTAGTAAATAGACCATCACCAAAATTAGACTCTACCCTAACCAATGGAATTTGATATTCATTTACTAACTTAGCAATTTTATTTAAAGTAACATCATCATATCCACCTGGAATACCAAGTAACTCATGAATAAAGGTAGTTCCACTGAGTACAGAAGCTATACATACGCCTGTTTCATCGGATCCTCTGCCACTAGGGTCTATACATAGATGCATATGTTGATAAGGTATATAATTATTACTAATGTACATAGGATCACAAGCATGATCTCCTGAGATACCAAAGTTAGGTATATCTTTTATAGGATTTTGACCCTGCCATACCAACTTATCTGGACCGATCTCTGGATCTAGATCCATGACTATTAGATCCCTAAGTTTTAGTGGATATCTATCCGCATCAGCTAGGGAGGTAATTAGCTTGTACTGCAGAGCGTAGTGACTAGGGCCCATTTTAGCCCGTCTGGCGGCTAGCTCGTCTTTGTTGAACCGTTCTGGCTGGGTAGCTTCTCCTGGCTCTATAGCCAATCCTAGGACCCAAGGAGCCACGTCCTCGATCTCGGCAGGGACAGACTCATCTGGCATTTCGGCTGGGTACTTGATCATGCTATAGGATTCTTTTAAGACATTATAAACAGAGTCCTGATAATGGGGAGTACCTAAAAAGATTACCCTAGATCCTTTATTTCTAATGGACTCTAGTTCTGCTAGTTTCTTAAGTAATGTTTCTTTTCCAACTGGGGTTTCATTCTTACCCGCAATCTCAATATCGTCTAGGACTACACGGTCTGCGTGTAGACCTGTGATCTGACCTGTGATACCTCGGGCAGCACAGTTTAGATCTTGTGTAAACTTGGTTCTAACCGCTAGGTTAAAACCAAGGGCATTGTCTTTATCTATATCCCTAGGTACCAGATACTGGCAATAAGGAACTACAGATAGGATCTTTCTTGCCTGAGAAACGAAGTCAATGGCCTTACCCTGAGTATTAGATAGTACTAGGAAGGTTAGATTGGGATCCTTGAGCCATTCCCAGCTGGCAAGGCAAGCGGTAATTGTAGACTTACCAGTACCACGTCCTGCTGCTATAATGGCATCTGAAGGGCCTTCTTGGATTTCTCTGGCTAGTTCATATTGAATTCGGGTAGGTTCCCCAAGGCCAAGATGTTTAAAACAAAAATATAAGTGGTTTCTAAAATCATCGATAACTTCTTGGGGAACCTTCATCCGAATCTCCTTATCGTCTACGACGCTTACCTACGAATCCAGCCATACATAGCAATGCAATGGCTCCAGGGGCAGGAGCATTAAGCTGGAATGCACCTCCTGCAGTATTGCCAATAAAGTTTGGAAGAGGACGCCAAGTGCCCCACTTATTAGATCCATTCTCATCAGTAAACCAAAACTGATCTACGGCTTGTCCTTGGGACCATACAAATTGATCACCCGTAGCATTATTTAATTGAGCTCCAATATTCATAAAATAACTCCCTGCCGCAACTTGGAAAGTAAATGGAACATAAAATTCATATACAGGTTGACCAAAGAAATTATATTCCCCAGTATCTGTAACAGTAATTTGAGAGAGATCAATCTTTTGGTTTGTTACATTAGATCTAAAATCAGTATTCCATACAATAATTTGGAAACAATCAATATTTGTTAAACCTTGATCGTTAAAACCATTCATAGAACCCCACCATCGGATAGAAGAGGTTGAATACGAGTCTTCTAGACTAAAGCCTTGAGCTCCGCTTTGAGCATAGGTATATGCTGCTTTAGAATCAAAAGCATCTGAATAGAATCCAACTGTATCAGTAACTGGATTATTGGCAACAATAACTTCTGCTTGAACAACCGAGGTGCAGATTAAACCCACAATTAAACCTAAAATATTCTTCATAATTAATAAGTCGCTTTCTTTATTTTAAATGGAACAGCATCCTTCATGGCTGCTTCAACAGCCTCAATAGACTCTGAAGGGATGGTGTTTACTTTATCCTTGTGATCACTAAGAATACCTCGTACAACTGTGTAAAGTCCAGGAGTACGCCGATCTGGGTCATTAAGATCGTTAATTAAACAATCTAATAACTTATCTTGTATGTCATTTAATTTTTCTTTCATATTAATTTTCCTTAATTAGTGGTGCAATTTCACTGACGTAAGATGGTGGAACACAATACCAACCCTCAGGAATGGTGACGGGGGCTTCTGATAAATGCCATTCCTGATTCTGTAATGTATAGATCCGAACCTTACAGTTGGGTCCCAGTCTGATTGGGCTTCCCTCCTGCACCAACACTGTTCTGCTGCCGCATCCACTCATCAATCCTAGAACCAGCGCGGCGAAGCTTAGGTATATCAACAGTGGAATCCACAGCCATCCTGCCTTGCTCAATCCTCTTAGAAAGATATTCAAACAATGCGAGGGCAATTGCCATAATGATTCTATCAAGCATTGGTTCCTGGAGTTGGGGCATCGGTAGTCTTGGCATCCTTGGCTAGAACCAGACCAATACCAGCAATGACTGCAGCCACGGCTGTGGTAAAGTCAGCGGTGGTGGTTGGATCTCCGTCAAACATGGCGGTGAGGACACCACCTACGGCAACGAGAATTGCACCAATACCAGCTACGGTTGTATTACGATTATTCATAGTTTCTTCCTTTCGAGTTCAATTACTCTTTGTTTAAGATCATCCAGCATCGCACCGTGCTTTGCATCATTGGATGAGATTTGAATTTGGGCTTTTACTAAGTCCTGTACGATTACCTTTAGTTCACTTAGGTCTTTGTCTGTCTTATCTATAAGCTGGGAACGCTTACCGATATCCACAAAAAACCCTGCTACACCTGCAGCAAGTACAAATAACTGTAAAATTTGTATGAGATCTTGTTTCTTTTCCTGTGGCATATAAACCCCCATTATTCATTAGCTGCAGAGCTAAAACCAGATGATGAAATTAATCCAACAGTACCTTCAGTACTTAGTACAGACATACGAATCCAAAGATTTCCTGGAAGACCCAATCTAGTAAATTTAACAGCGCACTCATTACGACCCGATATTAAATCATGGGGTACTATTGTATCACTATTTGCATTAAGATTAAACTGTAATGTTGAGTTTTGTGATATTGTTGATGTTGCATAAACAGACGAAGCTGGAGGGCTATCAAAAGCTGATCCACCAAAGTTTACAAAGGATTTTAAATCAACTTGATTCCATGTCCAAGGGCCTAAGTCTTTATCTACATCTGCTGCAGCTGAGTTATACGATCTTGGAATATTAGAGGCAAATCCTGAATTTCTAAATAATCTCGCATAACCAATAGACTTTAGTCTAGGTACTTGAATACCTATAGTAATTACATACCTTTCATCGCCACCAGCAATTGTTTCAACTCCTTCATTCTTAACATAAACTTTAACATTATTTTTATCGAGTCTTGTATTAAGTCTCTTTAAAGTGCTAATTTCTGTTCCATGTTTAAATACACTAGCTAAACTTGTTTTATTTGTGGTTTCTTTATTATTTCCATCATCACTAAAACCATGCTCTAAAATTATAGCCGATTTTAATGTATCATAGGTGTTCTCTTTAAATAAAGATAATAATCCCTTTTTTAAAACAACTCTGTATACATACTCATCTGTTGGATCAGGAATGTAATTTGAGGCAGAGCTAAAGATTGTATTAGAGTCTATATTTAAATACAGAGTTCCAACAGCTCCTAAAGTTGTTGAACTACCATCTCTAATATCATTTGGTCGATAGGGCCAAGGATAAAGATGTTTAGCATAGGCAGTACCTGGAATATTAATAGCAGCACTAACACCCGTTAATCCAGCTAAAGGAGGTAAGTTAACTCTAAATTGGTATAAATTAAGATCAGTTGCTGTTTGAGATAAACCAGTAACAATCCAATCAACCATAGCTTCATTAAAACTATATTTATCTTTAGTTATTGCAGCATCTTCATCCCACTTAGTAACCCAGTCATCCCAATAAGCATCAGCTTTAAATCTAACGCCCATTCCGTCATAGCTAACTGTACTGTTTGCATTTACAGGAACAGTTCTAAATTCTGATTGACCAGTAAAACGCACAGCTTTTTTAAAAGTATTATTAATACTATTAACTGTTAATGCTCCTGAGTCTAGTGTATTAGAGTGAGACATTGCTGCGGCATTGTAATAAATCATCTGTCTTGGTATTTTCCAAAGAACATTTTGAGGTGATTCACCGCCCTCTAACCTAAAAAATGAATACTCTTTAAACTTAGAACTAGAAGAATCTTCACGATAATCAGCCTTTAATAATAGGCCCATTTTATGTCTAGTTCCCGAATCCCTAGTTTTAGTTGAGTTATAACTACTTGGGTTTGCTCTGGCTCCAGCAAAAACCATATCCCGCAGATGCATTAAATAATAATCTCTATAATAACCTCTTTCGGATGAATATTGATTTTCATTTCCAATTTCATTTAGTTGATTATAGAGGTCATTTGATGTTATTGTTGTTAGATTAAGATATAATAAAGGATTACTTGGATTTAATACAGGTAAACCTATAAAATTACTTGAATGACATTCGGGAACACTTAAGTAAAAAGATTTAATACCATAAGATTTAATTTTAGAAACAAAAGAAATTTCTGTTGCTGGAGCAGTTAAAGTTTGATAAAAGTATGGACTCACTCTGTGAATAGTTGTACCATTTAATACACCATGCCATTTTAAAGGAGTAGGTGCGGCTAAGTTATATCCACCAGTTGAATAAAGTTCGTCAGGATGATCCCAGAATGCACTTTTGCTATTACTAAGATATTCTCCTGTAGCAGTATCGATAATATCTGTTCTTCGTAGTCCCAAATCCCACTCTAACTTAGCTTTAATTGGATTAGAAATATTTCCAATTAAACCATTAATAGATGTATTAATAGAATCAAAGAAAGTATCTGGATCTTGAGATCCTGGGGTTAAGGTTTTTACAATATGATATACAGTGGGGGGATCTGTCAATACCCATTTGGTTCCTGCGGCATTTTTAAACTGAGATAGTTTACCGCCTGTTAGTGTAATACTTGTGCCGTTGTTAGTATACGAAGTATTCGTAGCATTATTATAGAATGTTCTATCTGCAAAGATTAAATTCGATTGAGTAAGGTCTACAGTAATTGTTCTATTTCTAAACTTACTTAAAGCACCATCATAAATTAATACTTGACCATTTGACAAAGAACTAAGACTAAATTCACTAAGGTTATTAGCAGTTCCACTTACGTTTCCGCTAACAAATTGAGTACCATCCCATACTAAAGTATTACCAGCAGTTAAACTTGTGAGGTTAAATACAACTGGATTAGTTCCACCAATAAATACAAAACCAGAAAGAGATGGATTAATTAGATTCCAGTTTGCATTTGGAGGTGCAGTTGAGCTTGTATGATTAGCAATACAAAGGTATAATGATCCCGCATTAGAAACGACCTGTCCTGTAGTATAGGCAGTTGCAGTTACCCATGCTGGTACTGTAGATGATAAAGAATAAATGTGGTTAAATGTAGAACCAGCAAATTCTTTTTCTTGTATAGTAAATAAGAGTTGATGCAAAGAAGCATTTAATTGTGTTGCTGTAAGTTTGGCACCATCTACAAACTTAAATAACATTTTATCACTGGCAGTTGTTCTTCTAATTACAATCTGGCCTGTGTGGCTTGTTATTAATTCAATTCTATTTAAAGTTGTATTAACAGTATAGTTAGTATTTTCAATCAATAGTGTTTCAACACCACCAGGAGTAGGTCTAGAGTAAACGGCAAGTTGTTCGTTTACAGGAAACTCACACAACCAAGCAATAGATGAAAATGAAAGAGTACTTCCTACATTATAGACAACTTCAATATTATTGTTATATAGGATTGGATTACCAGAGTTATAACTGTAACAAGCCATATTTTCTCCTTACTCAATACTGGTATTTCTGGATCGCCAGTTACCAATTATCTCTATGTTAGATATATTACATGGGGTTGGATATTCTGATTGAATATTAATCTTACACCCCTCGGAATAAGCTAATAGTTTTACAAAATGTTCACCAACAGTATCAACTTTTAGTTCATCATTACGAACAATTAAACTATTAATATCAGTTGGGTAGAACGAGGTTAAAGTTGTAGTACGATTATTTCTAGTAACTAGAACATCATAACTACCTGTATATAAGTGTCGAGTTGTAATTCTTTTTAGATTTAATACACCTTCATATACGGTATTGGGATCTGATTCTGATCTATATACTTGTTGAGACAGCTCTATATTCATTAAGTAAGAACGACCAATGTACATTGGATTACTTAGGAAGTTTCCTGTTACAGTAACTTTAGTTAATCCTGTGATATTATCTACTAATACGTCTTCAACAGGATATGCCGTATAAGCTGTAGTTCCCCATTCAGGTGCTTTGACAGCATAAGAAATATTGGGATCATAGTATGGCAAAGTAAAAGTAGTTTTATTAGAACCAGACGAATAAGTCATATTAGCTGGAAAAATCTTAACTAACCAGTCTAACATAGGTGTAGCAATAGGTACAGTTTCTAGTGAAGTAAAGTATACTGCTAATTTTTTATTTGTACCTACATTTGTTTGTGGTCGTTTAGATACAATATAAAAATCTTTTTCATACGATTTCATAGCCAAGACGTTATCACTATTGGATAGAATCCATTTATGATAAGCTTGCTGGATTATTTTATCACCATTTGTTCTAAATGTAAAATTATAGATTGTGTATGGGGTGTCGGCATCTACAAAGAATATTGTATTAGTTGCCGAACTAGTAGTTGTTGCTCCAATATTTTCTGGCAAGTATCCTCTACAATGGCTAGAAACTTCCATACTGGTAGAATATTCATCATTAAAAGAACTACCACTTAGGTACATATACATTCTACTAGAGTTAATAAAGAAAATATTATTTGCCATTTTTTGGGGAGCTACTAATTTAGAAGTACTAAAGAATGATGTAGGTCTAAATTCAACATTAAAGGGTGACATTCCAACATCTACGGACCCACCTCTAATTTCAAACTGCACTGAACCTGAACTTAGTGCCAATAAGATATTTTGGAATGGAACAATATAACTTAGTTTGTTATAGGCTCCTACACTTGCTTCAATATCAATTGGATCTGTTTCTACGATATTCTGTACATCGTCAATCCAGAAATTATAGTAGTTATTTGTACGACTTGCCAACATGGTATTATCTGTAGCAATCCACAATCTATTTTTCCAAATAGCCATTGATTGGATTTTTTCTTTTCTACTAACACCTTTTGGACCTGTATTGCTAAGACTATTGCCAGCTCTTCTAGGAACTAATGGCATAGCTTTAATTCGCCATTTACCATCAGTAGCTGTATCCTTATAGATAATTAAAGGAAAGCGTCTATGGTCAAATACGGAGTTTGGTCCTTCTGCTCGCATCCGTTCAAAATAAGGATTCTTAGTATATCGCATTGCGCGATAGAATCCTGCTGGGAATGTTAAATAAGAGTTTCTAGCATAATAAACCTTTCCTAAACCAAAGTATTCGGTTGGATCGTAGTCCCTATCTTCAGCTGGTAAAGGTGAGGTTTGATAATACTGATCTGTACTCCAGTCGATTGTACCAGAGGTTGTTTCTATAATTCTTGGATTATCGTAGTAATGATGCATCATTCTCCAAGCCCTATATCCTGGAAAATCTCTAACATCATTATACACTTCTGTTGCTGGATATTGAGGAATTTCACCAAAGTTTTCTAAATTCTGACCAAATTCATACTCTTCAAACGTATCTGGGTTAATATCAATTTGAATATCATCTCTTACATTTGTCCAATATCCTTCTACACTAGATAGATCATCCTCTAATGCAGGGTTTGGTGTCTGGGGTGGAGTTGTTCTCTTATAATTAATTACATCACCAGAGTGAATAAACTCATTTGCCTCAATAGAAGCTTCCCAAGCAGTACTACTAAAAGCCATTTCTAATTGTGAGTTATCTGGTAAATAATCTAGTTTGACTAGTTTATTCCATATAATACACCCAACATCAAAATCAATGGAACCAAAAGTATCTTTTGTATTTGCAGGAGCAATACCTGTACTTATTGTGTTTGCAATTCTATAGCTAGATGTTATAGATTTGTTTCCATAAGTAAGATATTCAAATACTGCTCTATTAAATCCAGAAGTATTTGTACCTACTCCATAAGTATTATTATCTCCATAAGTAAGATCTACTTCTTCTTTGATCCATTCTGTTGGTTCGATTCTATATACTGTTATAAGAGAATCAAGATTAATAGTGTTTCCACTATAGGTAAAACTATTAGCAGCAACTGGATCAAAGGTATAGCCAGCTCTATTGATAATAATACAATATCTATTATAACCATCAATATCTAAGAAATGGAAATAAAGATTATCTGTATTAAAATTTGTTGCAGCACCACCATTAGAAAAAGTAGTTGCTGGGTTTAGATTTGCAATATCTAGATAACAAGTACTAAGGCCAGATTCTACCATATTTAGTGGTGGTCTTTTTTCGATAGACTTCTCAAGTGTTACTAGACAGTTATCAATGTTTTCAGCCTCACTAACTAATCGTTTGGTAGGAGCTTGTCTACCTACACCACCACTAAGGGTATTAATTGGAAGTCTTACAACGGACATTAGAACCTCGTTCTTGTAAAATAGGGGTCATTAGATAGGATACCACGACGATCTACGGCTGCTCTTGTTCCTGCATCACCACCCCAAAAGATGTTTCTATTTTTCTTGAATATATCGCTAGATCGCCCTCTAGCCATGTGATATTGTTCTCTAACGGCCAGCCGTTTATCAACATCTACATCACCTTGTGTAATCATTTGATATTCTCTTGCTGCAGTTTCCATTATGCCACGTTGAATAGCAGAGTCTATATCATTCCATCCATAATTTTGTGATTCATTGCCAAGAGTAATGATAATCTCAATTTTTAACTCACTGGTGAAAACATCGGTTTGCTTGGTGATATTGAATAACCTTGTTGGACTGGACTTAATAGTAGTCTGGATCACCTCCCCCGTCGTAGGGTCAAACAAAGGCTCAACAACCTGGGCATAACAAGCTTCCGATGGTAACATAATTTTACCATTCACATCTGGAGTATAGGTATCTACAAATCTGTTGTTAGCAATACCTCTCATTACAGCGGTTTTAATGGATTGTTTTAATATAAACTGAGCGACGCTTGTATCAACACCAGCATCTGCTACTAGATCACTAACAATATGCTCACCTGATGTTAATAGCATATGGTTAATAGCATCTGTATAGCTATATAACCCCATTACTTGCCCCCTTTCTTTCCATATGGAACTAGTTTATTAAGTATTTCTTGGCGTTTTTGGCAACCACAACCAGGGGTTTGTTTAATACCCATAGCTTTAGCAACCTTAGCAACTGTGTCACCAAGACCCTTTGATGAATGTGATACTGGATTAAATGGTTTCATTTATCCTCCTTGCGAAAAAAATACCTAGGGGGCCTTTCGACCCCCTAGGTACAAATAACTAAAATGTATTAGCTAACGCTAAAATTAAGAAGCTGGGACAGCATAGGTACCCTGAATTACGCCACAGAGTTCTGGACGAAGAACACCAGCACCAGCCATGATGGAACTTACGGTAAAGTAAGTACCACGGCGAACATCTTTAACAGACTCAACTTTCATGCCCTGTAGGCGTAATGAGCAAACTGCTGATTTTTGCCAAATAAGGGCTTTAACTGGAAGCATTGCAGCGCCGTTAACAGGACCGCCGTTAGCACCAACAACTGCAGTTTCATTTGTAGTGCTACCGTTGTACCAGTTAAAGTTATACTTAGCATCACCAAGATCAGTAACTACTGAAACACGGTCACCAGTTGAGGTTTGAGCATATTGACCAGTAGCAGTATTGATACCAGTACGAAGAACATTAGCAGTACTTGAAGCACCATCAGTTATAATACCAGACTGAACCTTGGCTTGATCAAGTTGCTCAAGGTGATTACTCTTTACAATCTTAACACCCATGTACTCTAATACTTCGGTAATGGCAAATAAACCATTAGAAAGAGGAGCACCAAGGCCACCAGCTTCAGCTACACCACCAAAGAATGGACGACCAGCACCACCATAAAGATCGCCAGAAACTCTAGCAATACCAAGAGCACGAATGTCATGGAAAGCTTGTGGAGTTACTGCACAATAAACATCACCCATGGTAGCATCAATTTCAGCTAGACGAACCATGTAACGCTCTAAATACTCTAGAAGAAGAAGAGCAGCATCGGTTCTTTCAGTAGCACCAGCACCACGAAGACCAAGTACGTTAAACTTAGCGTCTGCTGGAAGAACATTATTACTAGCGTTATTCATACCAGCATAAGCAGTGCTAAATGGCTCACGATTAGAAGCAAAAGCCGCTTTAGCAAGCATACAAGCAATTTGCTTATCACGAACGTAGCTAAGTTGAAGACCAGCTTGACGAGCTAATTCAGCTCTGTAGTCCCACTGAGTAAGCATAAGGTGAATATCGTCAAGTTCAAAGTAAGCAGCCATTGGTCGCTCATCAAGTGAGATATCGAACCAACCTGGATTTTGAATTGAAGAATCACCAATAAGCTCAGCACCAGCATTCCACTTACCAATGTGACCAACAGTACCAGTCACTGGGAATCTCTTGGTTGTACCTGATTCAATGGTTTCAGTGGTAACTAATGATTCAAAAAGATTGTATTGATCGTAAGCATTGATTACTTCACCAGACCAAATAGGAAGCCAGTAGTTTGGATCACTGGAAGATTGAGATGGAATTGAAGTAGTAGATGCACCAGTACCACCCTTAGGCCATGCACCTAATTGAGTAGCAGTAGAATTTGATGGATAGCCTTGGGCTGGATAAATTGGATTTACTTGAGTTGTCTGTCCTGGAAGATAAGCCATATTTGTTTCTCCTTATATAGAAACTCTCTATTATTAAATATTAAACAAAGGAGAAACCATTAGTTGTTCCGTGTCCCTTAGGATTATACGGAGTTAACGATTTCTAAATCCGTACCGAGATGAATTAATAACCATTGCTTCTACTGCTTGTCTGTAGTTGGCATCAACACGATACCGTGGATCTCTCAGTGCAGCTTGTTGTTCAGCAAAGCTTTTAAATACCTGTACGGCTTGTGGAACCTGTGAAGGATTAACCCGATTGTCCATTGGCCTAGGTTCCTGTGAGGGTGCCTTTGGTGGGTTTTGTTGCTCAAAACGAGCCTTGAGTCCAAGTAGGACATTCTTATAGGCATTAGTTTGAAGTGCTCTATTAGTAGCAGCAACCTCTTCAGCAGTTAGATTTTCCTGAGCCCATTTGAACATACGCTTAAGATTGTCATTACCTCCGACAACCCCAGCTGCATCGTCCCATGATTGCTTGGCAAGAGCCTTACGACCCTTGATTAACTGCTCAATAATGACCTCATCCGCACCCATCTTGGATTGAATCTCTTTGCGTGTAGCATCACTTACGGCACCCGTTGAGTCAATTTCCTTGCCCCAACGAAGCCAATCTTCTGAACTAACACGACCTGTAGATGGTTGCGGAGTTGGTTGAGCCGTGATCTTTAGATCCTCAGGAATACCTGATAGGTCCTCGACTGGCTCAGCCTGAGCAACTGGTTGTGAGTCCTCAACATAGTTGGGATTAGTCACACCGTTTTGATTATATTGCTTCTTAAGCGAAGCGATCTCTTGTCTTGCTTGAGTAAATCCCTTACGGGCTTCTAGTAAACTATTAAACCAGTCATCAGCGGATTTAAAATTACTTGGAATTTTTTGTCCTTGATCTTGAACATAGCGCATAAATGCGGCTCTTTCATGAGCAGTTACAGGATCTTCGGTTTGAACTGGAGTAGCTAGTGTTGGCTGAGTCTCGACAAGTTGAGATTGTTCAGCGTTATTGATTTCTGTCATTTAAGTATCTCTCCTTTAGATTGTTCGTTACTTGGAACGAGTCTTAGGTTTTTTGGTTTGAATTGGTTTCTTAGAGTCTGGTTTAGGACCAGTACGATTTTTAACATACTCTAAGTCTGATTTAGTTGTTGATTTAATTTTCATTTTTTCTTAGCTTTCTTACCAACCTTTTTCTTAGTTGGCTTCTTTTTCTTTGGCATTGGTTCCTCAGGTGGCATAGGCATCTGAGCACCCATACCCATTTGTGATTCCATCATACCTGGGCCCATACCAGTTGGCATACCCATACCCATCATTGGCATTCGTGACATAAAATACTCACTTTCTAAGTTTATTTAAAGTAGTGTTGTATGGTAATAGATTTTTTACAATAGCACTACCCCATTCAACATATCCAGTTTCGGTTAAGTGTGAAGCTGGTGTTACAGAACCACTACCAGTAGCATCAGCACCATCCCAATAAGTATTTGTAACATATTCTGATTGAGGCATTGCAGTAACGTGATCTAATGCAGTAATTTCAGCACCACTAAATTCACTAAGAACTTTAGATAAATAAGGCATTTCTGTGTTATTTGTAAGCGGAGAAGAAAGAATTAAAAAGGCTAGATTTGATGGATTTAGGTTTTGTTGTTTCCATTGATCTTCAATAAGATTAATTATAGTTCTATATTGTTGACCGATAGCAATAGCTCTAGTTTTTGTGTCTGTTCCTTCTGCTGATTGATTAGTACCACCTTGAAGAATAACACAAACTCTTCCTTTATTTCTAGAAAATGCGTCAAGTTGTCTACGCACAACAGCAGCTAGAAGTTGACCAATAAACTTACCCTCTTGTGTAGCTGAAACATTACCAGTAGTAGGTGTTGACACATTAATCATTTTATCACGAATTTCATCTACACGAAGCCCCGATTCAAAATACAATGGTGTAGTAGCAAAGCCTATTTTCTTTTCATAAATAGAATGAAAGAATAAACCAATTGGCGCAGTAAATGTATTATAGAATCCAAGTAAACGAATTGAAACCGCACCATTTGTAAGTGTATGAGGTTGAGCAGCGCGAGGAAGTAAAAACTCTGAATCCTTAAAATAAGGATTAACAGCCGTACCACCATTACCAGCTTGAATAAAACTTGTTGGACTGACGTTTAATACTGCTCCGTTTGCTGTAACTGTTGCTCCCGTATTACCACCATTAGTAGTAAAACTATGTGTTACTCTATAATAAGCAACTGGTTTTTCATTTAACCATGGTTCTGAATCAATACCAAGTGCATCTAATCTATAGGTATTGCCTGTACCAGAAAAAGCAAGAGTAGTTGTAATTAAATGCCAGTTAGCTTGGGAACCGTGATCTACACTATAAAGATTAGTATTAAGTTTATCGCCACTCATTTGCTGATAGAAGTAATTAAACTCGGTATTACCTGATGCTCCTTGTCCAAGTAAACCAATATTGGCGCTTGCATTATTATTTTGAATGTTACTGCCAGAAATGTTTCCATTACCAACTGCATTTCTACTTCCTAATCCAATATAAAAAGAAGGAGCTCCCGAAGTAAAATTATAAAGGGGACTAGCATACATATTAAATCCATTGTTAATTAATGCTTGAGCTAATCCATCTAATAAACCATATTTGCGTGCACCAGTATCGGTAACACTAGATGAAAGTGGTTCTCCATACCCAGTATTAGAGTCTCCAACAATTAAAAAATCTAATCCACTTTTTCCATCTTTAGTATCTTTAAGCCATTTGGAAACAGTTCCAGAACCTCTTACACAATTTCGTACATAACTTGCCATATTTATAAATCCTTATTTAAGTTTCTTTTGTAAATGTGCGCCAGTTTTATGATAATCGCGCTCAAAGGATTGAAGCTGAGTATTAGTATTAATGTTACCACCGTTAGTGACGATTTTTACAAATAAGTTAGTAGTTCCATCTTCAATAGTAGCATTATTTTGAATTAAAGTAAAAACTTGAGAAGCGGGATCACCAGATCCAGGAATATAAGGATATACTGGTGTTGCAGCTCCTGCATTTGTTAAGTTAATTCCTGCAGGATTAAATAAATCTGCGTACTTAACTCCAGGCCATTTTGTACTAGTCGGAACATAAACTCCCGTATTAGTTGAAAACATTCGATTACCACGAAGTATAGCAAATGCTTGTTGTTTTGTAATAACACCCATAGTTTAGCCTCCGTGTAGGATTGGTCTATAGAATGAAATTATGTTTGCATCATTTGTTGCTCCAGTAGTAAAAAAGTATTTACTAGCTTGCAACTGATCAATACAAATTGGTACTCCCTGTGGAATTGCAGCTCTTCCTCTACCCCCATCAAATGAAATGTATCCAAACATAGCAGAAGCAGTTGTACCCACTACAGTGGTAAAAATTTGTCCAGTATATGAATGAATTTGTGGAGTATATACAGCTGTAGCTGCCGCACTAATAGTACCTAAAGTTGGACTGTTGATTGTATAATAACCACGATTATCTGCATTGGTTTCAATAATTCCAGGTTGAACTCTTGCTGTAATCCCTGAAACATCTAAACCAGAGCCGACTAAAGTTACTGTTGTTGCCGTTGTAGTTGAAGTAGCACCAACAACTGAGTAAACACCATTAGGTACAACAGCAGTATTTGAAGAGTTTGTAATATGCACTTTTTGAGTAGCAATACATAGAACTGGAATTGCTAGATGGGTTAAAGTTAAAACATCTGTACTCCAGCTCATAGAAGTAACATTATACTGAATTGGAGATTTTGTATCAATAATACGAGTACCCCAATTATATGTTGAGGAACTGCCAGCAAGAAATACATGTGGACTTGTTCGTATTGCGTTAATACTAGTAGCAGTTGTTACAACAATTTCGGTTGTTCCTGAACTAGCAGCGGATATAGTTACGTTTCCAAGGGTTGTTGGAATATTCATGGAACCTAAAAAATTAAATCTACCATTAATGGGTGTCATTTCTTACCTCCGCATCCACATGACATCTTGGGTTTCTTCTTAGAAGATTGTTTCTTTTTCATTTCTTTTTTCCTTTCTTCTTGGATTCCCAAGATACAGGTTTTGAGGATTTCTTGGCAGATACGCCTTTGCTTGTGCATTGAGCTTTGGTTGGTCGGCAAGCGGGATAAGAGCCGCCAGACGAGGCGGACTTGCGACCACAGGGTCCACCTGTCTTACAATTTATCCAGCCCTTACCATTGTTCCGCTTGAACCAACCATGTAACCCTTGTTTCTTTTCAAGGGAGAAGTCAGCCATTACTTATAGCCTTTCTTCATTGACATCTTCTTCCCAGTCTTCTTAGCTTCAGTCTTGGCCATAGCCTTACCCTTAGCAGTGTATGGGAATTCTTTTTTTCCTACTTTTGGCATATTAACGCCCTCCCTTCTTGGTCTTATTACCCCAGTTCTTGGCACCTACCTTGCGGCATTTAACCATAGAACCCGAGGCATATGCACTATGCTTACCTTTATAAGCTTTCATTACTTTCTTGTAACAAGCGTCCTTGGGCATAGATTCTAACTCCTAGGTTATTTGTTGAAACCTTTAAGAGTCTTTGCTAGGTTGCATTGACGCTTGGTTTGTGTAGTTAACTTACCACCTTTGCAGTAAGACGAAATTGATTTACCAGCTGCCTTGGCTTTCTTAGTCAAGGCTCCTGGCCGTTTGATTGCTCCCTTGATCCAGTTCTTTTTACTTGCCATATTAACTCCAATTTGCTAAACGAATTTCCGTATTATTTGTTTGTTCTAGGTATAGGTCAATAAGTGGCATGGTGTTTCCTTAGTGTGGTTGTTCAATAGAAAATGATAAACAATGGACAGCTGAAACAAGTGTAGAAGTTGATGTTCTTCCTCGCCAACAGTGAGGAACAAATAAAGTAGTATTGGAAGGAATAAAACTAGCATTAGTACCTATATTACCAGTAAATTCTGAATCTGATCCGCTATCGGCATATATCTTTACATAATAATGAATTGTTGAGTCATTGGGTGCTGCGTATAAACAAAACTCTACAATATCTGTATTGTTAGCAGTTAATCCAGTTGAAATTACAGCAGGAGCACTAACACCGTTTCTATGTACAATTTGATAAATTGCAGAACCAGTTGCCAATACTAATCCTACTTGATTTCTCATTGCAACATTTGTTGTTGATATTGGATTTAAAATAGATGAAGCATCTGGAACTGCTGTAGCATCGTTTAGTCCAACAAACAATGTACTATTAGTATCGAATGTAGCGTCAGCTATACCAAATTTCCACACACAAAAAAACCCACCACGTTTGGCACCATTACCTCGCCAACATTGTGCTACAGAAGTTCTCCAACCAGCAGCATTGTTTGCAGCTGCGACTAAAAATGCTTGTCTACGAGAACCACTTAATAAACTTGTATTAGTTATGTTGACTGTTCCGTTAACTGAATTACCAGCACCTACGTTTGTTGCGGTATATACCATACCAAATGTAGTTGGAGCTGTATTTACTCCAGCGTTAAAATTCATCCAGTTAAACTTGTTTCTAGCTATGCAAGTTTGTAGGTTTGTAGACCATCCTGATGAATCTACAAAAGCGGGTAGATCTCTTTGACCAATGCTCTTTGTATACATGACAATCGAATCAGCAGGAGCTGTAGTTGGTTCTGTGGCTGGTTTTACCAATTCTAGATTATTAGAGTTGATCTTTACATTAGCTGCTCCTGCAAAGGAGCTAGCATTGTTGTATTGTACTTGATTAGTAGAACCACCTGGGCTACCTCCTCCTACCGTAGCAGGAACCCAATTAGATCCGTTCCATTGTGGAACTTGGTTAGTGGCTGCTCCGCTTTGAGTAAGGTCACTAAGGGCATGGGTATGGCTTGCAGCGGCTATGCCAGCTGATGATAGTGAACGATTTTCCCACCGAACATCTGTGCTATCCCATTGTAGAATATGATTATTGGCAATACCCGTAATAAGTACATCATGAAGTTCTTCTAACTCTTGTCCATTATTTACTTTTACATAAATGGATCCAGCCCCACCTCCAGCCGATTTAACCATGAATCCAACAACTACACCATGATTAGGTGCTAGAGGTCGATCATAGGTAAAAGCTCCTGCGTTTGTAGATAACCATAAAGTATCACCTTCTCCACCCGTACCTGAAGTTGAATTAGTAGCAAAACCTTTAAGATAACCTTGGGTAATAATCCAACCTACTGTATTATTGGCTATGTCGTGGGCAGCTACTCCAATTGTATCTTTAGCTGTTGCTTCCGACGAAGCATCTGCAAGATCAACTGTTATATGGGTTGATCCGTGGGAACCGTTAATATAAACAACTTGACCTTTAGTAATAGTACTTCCTGTTTGATTACGAACTAGCTTTACTAGTGCAGAACCTAATGGAGCATTGATATTAGTATTACTAGCACCACCATCTAAACCCATAACAAGTGATTGATAACTAGGATCATATGCAAGGACTCCATCGCCTAATGGATCTGCTGGAGTTAAAGTAGTATCAAAGTTTATTTGATCTACGGTTGCTTGATCTACAATAATCGAATTAGGTAATCCTATAGTATAAACATTACTTGCAAGGTTTACGTCTACTTCGTTTGCTGTACCTACTACTGTGGTTCCTGGTGTTAAAATACCAGTATCTTTTAACTTAAGACTAAAAAAATCTAATAAAAAAGTTATGTCACTTGTAGGAGGGCCAGTTAGATTTTGAATTCTTATTCCACATGTTAAATATCCAGTTGGAATATTAGTAGATATAACAACTTCAGTTCCGCCATTAACAGTAAAGCCAACAGATGTGGAAGTTTTCTTTTGAATCTTTAGGATATACCAAGTATTATTTGCAAGAGCTGTGGTAGTTCCAGTAACCGTTGTTCCATTATTTACTGTTGGAATCCAGTTACCACTCTTAGTTCCGTTAAAGAAAATACCTTGTGATGGAGTATTAACATCGTCAAATAAACCCAACTTAATATTATAATTATCAGTTGGATTCTCTGTTTTTATTACGAAATAAAGAATATTGAAATCAGAAAAAGTAAATGAATCTGTACCTGGACTATTAACTAAGGATAAAATACCACTTCCATTAACTTGAGGAAGTAAGACCTGTACTATACCAATGTGTCCTATTTCTGAAGCAGCTTCATATATTTCAACACTAGATGGTGTAAGTAACTGACTGGAGGTTGGTCGTGGTGCTCCAAAAAACGGGTAAGGTGTTACAGTACCTGACTCATCACCGTTACTTTGATTAAGAAAGTTATCCCATAAAAGAATAGGTTGATCTGGATCTGTTGGATCTATTCCACCACCCCCACCCGAAGGAGGAGGAGCATTTTCTAATGTCTCTACTCTTGTATCTAAACTAGAAATACTTTGATCATGAGAAGATAAAATCATATTCTGTTTATCATTAACTGTAGTAATTTCAGTTAAAGTAGAACTTGTATCCGAAGCAAATGTACTAAAAGCATTTCCAACTAGATTAGTATTACTAATTGTTTCAGACAACAAAGAATTAATTTCTCGTCTTGTGTGTGCTGATTGCTTTTTATTAGTCTTCATCCTTTACACTTTCTACCCTTGGGACAAGAAGCTTTTGAACCGCTAGGGCCAGCCCAAAGATTCTTACAGGCCCAGTATTTAGCAGTTAACTTATTATCTGCAGCGTCGCAGTTATGCCGTGCTTTGAAAGACTTACGAGCTTCCGAACTATAGTTGTGACCATAACCTTTTGCTCCAAAATGGATAATCTTTTCTTGTCCATTTGCACATGCTTTGACCATTTTTTTCTTGCCAGCAGAAGTTGATGCTCTTGGTTTATTACAGGGCATTGATTTCTTATCAGGTCGCTTAGCCATTTGGTTGTCCTCCTAGCATTTGCATTGCTTGTTGTGCCATTTCTGGTGGAATATTAGCACCACCAGTATTCATTAGGTCTTGTTGAGCAGCACCACCCATAGCATTGGCAGCAGCACCAGCAAACATCTTTTGCATCTCCATTTGCTGTTGAGCCTTTGCCATCTCCATCTTTTCTTTTTTAATTTCTTCAGCACTACGTACCCAATTGTTGGCATCAAAACCCATAGCCGTGATCAGGGCTCTAGCATAAGATTCCCACTTGAAGGAAGAAGCAGCTTCTGGTGGAAGATTGCGAACCATTTCACCCATCTGGAGTAATTTGGTGATGTCTGATTCACGGCTAAGGGACTGGAGGCCAGTAAGGATTTCAATATTAAGGATACCATTCTCAGCGTCAAATTGATTAGCCATTCGTTGATCTATCTCGTTGTTTTCAATCATAAGATAGATTGTCCTACGAATAATAGGTACCATAAAGTCTCTGGCAATAGCAGAGAATGTACCACCAAGGATTGTTTCTAGCTCATTACCAACAGCTCTTACAGCGGTAGCCGTAACACGATCTCCAGTTGGCATTGCCGCAGTCTGTAATAAAAATCCTTGTCCGACTTCCTTACGCATATTGTCAACTGCTGAGGCACAAGCTTGTAGTTGTGGATTAATTGTTTCTCCAGGGGTAATAACAAATACGTCTTGCTTTCTAGCTCCTACCCACTGACCATTACTAGCTCCAGATAAATCATCAATCTCGGTTATACCAGCAGGATCTACACCCATAAAGAAAGTGGATCCTGCTGCCATTCCTTGAATCATAGCTCGACTGTAAGATTCTAGTGTTCGAATATCTGAATAAATATCTTCGACATGTGACCGCCCATAATCTTCGCCAGCAACACTAGCCCAACGCAATAACACATAAGGAAGAACAGAATAATAACCCTTGTCGATAGTTTTTCCTTCCAGTTCTTTTTCAACTTCCCAGATTCCTTCATTATTCTGGGATACCCTGACATATACTGTTTTATAGCCTGCTTGTTTTTCTTCACCCGAAAGGAAGTCATAGGCACTTGCTGGCTCCTCGTTGCTAGGAGAAACATAATCTAAGTAAATAAACTCTTTAATTGTACCATTAACATCTCTACGAACAACAAATTGATCAAGACGAATAACTCGGAATGAATAATCGTTTTCCATGACAATAAGAACATCGCCAACAACAATTAAATGTTGCATTGCCAGATAGGAAACTTCTCTTAGGTTATTTGAAATAAGTTTACGATATACCTGAAAAGATAGTTTATTTAGGTATTCATTAATTTCTGGTGTTGGTTCTCTACCATTCTTAAGGCCAAAAGTAAAGAATGGTGTATCGTTAAGGGGAATAAGAACACTAAGGATCTTACTAGCAAGAGATGTTACTCCTCTTGATTGAACTGAGGAATAAGTCTGAAAAAGATTATCTTCTCCAGTTAAGGATTGATAAGGTAGTAATGTTGGGACGGTAAGAGCTGAACAAGCTCTAGATTTGTTTAGTTTGGTTTCTCGTTTTGCATCGAGAATCCACCACCTATCTTTAATAGTCTTTTCAGAATTCATTGTCTCTCCTTGTTAATCACAGTGGACGATCTTCTTGTTCGTATCCTGGTCTTTCAATAGTAGGCATATCAAGATTAAATCCACCACCAAAGTCACTGGATTCTTCTTTTGTTTGACCAGTCATTTCTCGGAAAGTAGAGGCTTCTTGGCGTTCTTGGGTAATACGTTCTTTTTCTTTAACATCTGCAGCCTGAACACGACGAATGTATTCTTGTTGCCGTTGTCTTTCTTCTTCAGCTCTAAACCTAGCTTCAGCTTCAACTTGATATTGTTGTTGTAAAGCCATTTGACGATTCATTAGATCCTCTTGTTGTCGCATTTGTGCTTCAACATCTATCTTGGGTGCTCTACTTCCCTTGAATCTTTTATTCTCTGGGATAGGAAATAAATTTGACTCATTTAACATTAAAAAATTAGGCATGTCATATCTTCCTTTCTTGTTGTTCCCAAAGAACTTTAAGTTTAGTTACTACTTCTAACTGACCAGCTTTAAATCCCCGTTCATAATCCTTTAGTTTTAAGTCGCTTTGGTTTAGGGTTATCGTCTTCTCCAGATACTGAATCAGTTCTTTCGATATTCTCAGTTCTTCTTTCATTTTTAATTCCATTTATATACGATAAACAAAGGGAAAGGTCAGGGTCCCGAATGGACCCTGCCTTCCACTTCTTAAGTAATAGTTCAATTCTGTTCATTTTTACTCACCATTATATTAAGATGAAATTGCTTTTCACCTGTATCAATCTTATTATCAAGTAACTCTTGTTTTAGATTGTCCAAGAAAATCTCAACCATGTTCATGTTGTTAAATCCAACATTCAACGAACAATTTTTTAGCTTAACTAGTTTAATAGTTTCGGCTAACGCCTTATCCATATCGTATTCAGATTCAACATACATAGTAGACATGCTTAACTCCTTAAGTAATCTCGCAACCACCAGCAGTACACGCTAGGGCACGAGCGTTTGTGGTGCCATCTTCTAATTCATAGTTTGAAAGAAGACTAAAATCAACATTGGTTGGCATAGCATCATTCATCTTGTTATATTGCTCTTCTGTTATTGCTTCAAACGGTGCTTGCTGATATACATGGTTATCCTTTGGTAAGAAGGAAATACCAGAAACCTGATCCCAATAAACCCACAACCAGTTACCAATACCAAGAAACTCATTATCTGTATAGTTTACAGTAATGCTTGGCTTGTGATCACAATACCAAAGTTGGTAAGCTAGCCATAGATTGAGATGTCCAACAGCATTAATTTGCTTTTCAGTAATACCAAAATCTGCCTTGATTGGAAATGAAAAGATTAGTGTATGATCTGGTTTCATTGCACAGGCTTCATTTGGAATGCCTGAATCAATCATAAACTTTGCCATTGGTGAATTTTTATCCATACGAATACGTCGAATATAGAACTTACTATATCGCGGATGTAATCCAGAAGCAGTACCAGCAACACAACTAGTAGTACCTTCTGGTTTAATACAGGTAATAGACTTGGATGGATTAATTCCAAGGTACTCAGACCACTTTTCATTAACCTTACGAGAAATAAACTTAAGTGCTCCTAGTAACTTTTGTAATTCTTCTGGACCATGACCACCATTAGTTAGGTTATTGTCAAAGATACCAGTCATTGACACGCCAAGTAGTCGTTCTTCTTCACAATTATCCTTGAAAGAGGAATTATTGTTAGATTTAAAATACGAGAAATTGGTAAGCGCACTCTGTAATGTTCCCAAAATGGTCGCCATCCTAATTTTATCAATAAGCTGGGGGGCTTGATCCTCAGGCCGTACAGCAATCGTTGACAAGTTGCAGAATTGATTTGGACGGAGAATGATTTCTGAACAGGGATTAGTTCCAAAGTCGTAATCTGGTTTTCGACCAGCACGTTCTGCAATCTTACGCATGGCTTCTCGATTACAGATTCCTCGTTCACCTGAACGCGAGTTGTATAATGAAGACCATTCATGCATAAAGGAACCCATATCTGGCTTTGCTTCATACACAGCCGAGTTGTTTGCAAGAGCACGATGTCCTTCCTTTTCCCACCAAGGTCCACTCTTGGCATGAGCCATCTCATAATCAGATAGGTCAGATAGACTAATTAAAGCCGAGCGGCGTACACCACCTGAGATAATTGAATCTGCAATTTGACAAACCAAATCATGAACCTCAATAGGCTTTAGCTTACGGCCACGAGCTTCATAGAACACATTAGCAGTGAACTTAATTAACCTAATAAAAGGTTCTGGACCAGAAGCACGGCCACCAAAAGTCTTAAGACGAGCACCATTTGGTCTTATTTTACTTACGTCTACGGTAAAATGCTTACCATTGAATAGTTCGTCAATAAAATACTTATAGGCATTTGCCCAACCCTCACGGGAATCTTCTACCACAATAACATTATCGGTCTTAACAATAGTATCATGAATGGGTGGTAGGTTTTGGACATTCTTTTTTTCTACTGAAAACCCAACTCCAGTGCCACAGGCTAAGGTATACAGGATATTTGATAAATCTTGAGTAGACTTTACAGCTATATAGCAGCAGTTATAGGCTGCTACATCATCCTTATCTAGTGCTGGTCCAGCCGTCATTAAAGCCCGCATAGAACCAAAAATTTGACGGTCCTTCATCATCTGACGGGCCGTGCCGATCTCTTTCATTTCCTCTAGTGGTACTTTTTTGGCAAGATCTAACCGATTAATTAAATAATCAAAGTAACGATCTACAGCTTCTTCCCATGTTTCTCTACGGTTTTGCTCAGGTAGCCATCGGCAATACTTGTCTATAGCCACGAAATCTTCAAATATCTTGCTCATTAATTACTCCCTTATATAAATCCAAAATGTTTCTAACTCCGTGGTTATTTGGACACCACAGGTTAATAGTACAATTATCCTTGTCATAGTCACCATGCCGCAGAATGCGTACACAGCGTGCTTGAGACAGGGCAAAGTCCTTACGATACATATCTAATGGTCGCTTTTCTTCTGGTCGCTTTGACCAATCCTCGTCCTGATACATATCCATAATCAACTTATCCCAGTCTTCTCTAGGGGTTTTCTCTAAAAACTTCTTGGCTTTGGCAGGGCCAATCTTCCATAAACCCCAGATATTATCAGTAGTATCTCCAGTCATCCATTGCTGATAAAAGTATTGATTAGCATTATCTTCAGTAACCTCACAAGGTTCTGATTCTTTATCAGGATTCCAATGCCAACCTGGAACCTGTCGTAGATCTTTATCTACAGTAACCCCAATTGCTTGACCTGAAGATACAAGCATTCCAATAAGATCGTCTGCTTCTAGTTTATTAACGCAGCGCGTTACCATGCCAGAGCTATAGATTTCGTCTAGTGAATATTGCATTGAGTCAGGTGACTTGTAATCATCTCTATGTTTTTTGTACTGAGGCCAGAAGATTTTTCTAAAGTTATTGGCACGGGGACATGACATAGCAATATAAACTTTGTCAACTCCCTCTGGAGTCCAGTTCTTTAGGTCTTCTTTAATGCGACCTGGAAGATTATCTACACCCTCGGAGTCAGCCCAGAAGGCTGCTCTATATGCAATAATATCACCATCAAGAATGGCTTCAGTTGGTTTCTTCACTATATTCCTCAATGTCTAGATAGCCAATTTCTAGCCAATCAGCAAGACCAAGCTTTACTTCTGTTTCAAACTCAGCAAGAGAACCACCATTGTCAATAATAATATCAAACATTTCCTCGTAATCTGAGTTAAGATTACCAAGTGAATCTTCTACAACATTTGCTAAGGTTTCACTTTCATGATTGCGCCACTCAGCGTCTGCTTCTTCTAACTTAC